TACCATGTTTTAAAACAGCATCCTGGTGATATGTGGGTTCTCAATTCGTTTGAGAAAGAAGATATTTACACCGATGACATGATTCATATGTTTCGGCGCAATCGACCGGGGCAAGCTCGCGGAATTCCCGAAGTTACACCGGCACTTCCGCTCTTTGCGGATCTTCGAAGATACACCTACGCGACGATAAAAGCGGCGGAAATTGCTGCCGACTTTGCTGCCGTTATCCAAACCGCCGCGAACGCTTACGACTCAACCGGCGAATCGGTCTTGCCGTTTTCGAGCACTCAGATTGATCGCGGGATGATGACCGCACTTCCGCAAGGCTACCAGATGTCGCAGTTCCGGCCAGAGCAGCCGACAAGCACCTATGAAGGTTTCCGCGATGCGATCTTGATGGAGATTGCACGTTGCCTCCACATGCCGATGAATAAGACGTTAGGAAGTTCTGCCGCCTACAACTACTCATCCGCAAAGATGGATGACCAAATATATTGGCACGACGTCAAGATAACCCGCGAAGAATGGGAAACCGACTGCTTAGATCGCATCTTTGATTGGTGGCTAGACGAGGCGGTTTTGATTCCCGGCTATTTGCCGCTTGCAACCGTTGAAGAAATCCCGCATCGATGGACGTGGCCGCCGCGCGAAAGTATCAATCCGATTGATGACGCGAACGTGGCAATCAGCTTGATTAAAGAAGGATTGATGACGGAAGCCCAGTATCTTGCGATGAACAATATCGACCCCGATACGTTCTATCGTCAGATGGAAGAACAGATCGAGCGACGCAAGCGATGGGGAACCGTTACGCAAGAGCAAGCTATGGTTATGCAGATGGCAGACCAGCAAGCGCAAGCCGAGACTGAAGCACAAGCAGCCGAACCGATCGCATCGGGTGAGTTTATGGGGCTTTCGCGAATGCAGTGGAATCGCAATCGCAAAGCGATCATGGACGTTCTCAAAGACTACGCAAGCGGTTCAATTACTCGAAACATTGCGCAGGTCTTTCTATCGGGTGTCGGTTTGAGTCCCGAAAACGTCAAGCTTCTTCTAGATGACGCTTCCGACGGTTCGGTTGATTCGATACCCGAAGACGAAAGCCAAGAGCTTACGGCGGCTGCTAGATACGATCATATTGACTTCTCACCACCGCAAGGCGTTCGCGAAGAAGCCAAGCGTGGTTTGGAGTGGCGTCGCGAATTCAATCGAGGCGGAACCGAAGTTGGAGTAGCTCGAGCACGCGACTTATCCAACGGAAAAAATATCTCGCCGGATACAGCAAAGCGCATGAAAGCGTACTTCGATCGTCACGAAGCTGACAAGAAGGGCGAAGGATTCTCGCCGGGTGAAAAAGGCTTTCCAAGTGCGGGACGCATCGCATGGGCTTTATGGGGCGGCGATTCGGGCCAAGCATGGGCAAATAAGCTAAACGAGCAAATGGACGCCGCAGATAAGAGGGAGGGCGTTAATGGCTGATTTATCGATTACCGCCGCAAACGTAAAAATAGGCGACGACAATACGTTAACGAAGCTTCGGCAAGCTGGTGAAGCGATTACGCAAGGTCAACCGTATTACGTTAGCACTACGGACGGGAAAGCCTATCAAACGGACGCAAACGATGGCGTCGCAAAAGCTGCAATTAAAGGAGTCGCTTTACTTCCTGCGGCTTTGGATGGTTACTTTTACGGAGCCGAAAAAGGCCAGATCGTCATTGGTGCGACGGTCGCTATTGGGACGCCTTACGTTGTAAGTGCGGTTAAGGGCGCAATCTGTCCTCTCGGCGATATTACGAGCGGTCAATTTATCGGTCAAATAGGCTACGCGATAACAACAACGATCATAGATATTCAGCCGATTATTGTTGGAGTCGCTAAGGCATGAGCAAGTTAAGATTCAACGCGCAAGGTAAGTGCGAACTAACCGCCGAAGGTCAACCGAAGTTTAAGCTTTTTGCTTATTCGGGTGGCGTGATGTACCCTCACCTTGCAATCAATTGGTCGGGGCCTGTTGTCGCTGATTTAGCTGGTATGGTCATCGACGGACAAGCTTTGCCAGTTCATCGCGACCATGATACATCGCGTCCAGTAGGCCATACTACCGCAATTGAGAAGACAACCGAGCTTATTGCAGATGGGATTTTCTCGATTAGCAATCAAGACTCGCAAGAGTTGATTGAATCCGGCAAGGCTGGCTTCCCGTGGAAAGCTTCAGTCGGTCTTTCGATCACTGACTATGAAACATTCGCCGAAGGGCAAAAAGTTGAAGTAAATGGCCGTTCGTTTGATGGGCCTGTGTTAGTTGTTACATCTTCCAGTTTGGAAGAAATCTCGTTTGTTACGGTGCCAGGAGACAGCGAGACGGAAGCGAAAATCTTGGCGATGTTAGGCAATAGGAGCAATACCATGCCAACTTTTGAGGAATGGCTAGCATCGCTAGGCTTTGACCCTGCGAGCTTGTCCGAAGACGCGAAGGCTGTACTCATGAAGCAGTACGGCGAAGTTATGGAAGAAGGGATGCCAGAGCCGGAGGTTGTCGCTGAAGATCAACCCGAAGTGATGGCGGAAGACATGAAGGAAGAAGAAAAAGTCGAAGCCGAAATGGACGAAGAAAAAGTCGTTTCCAAGAAAGCTTCGGCGAGCAAGAAGGTAAGTCTTCGCGCAGAGTTGGCAGCAGAAGCCAAGCGAGCTGGAGACATTAGCCGACTTTGCGCCAAGTATGGCAAGCCAACTTACAGCGTCGGAAGCAAGCAAACTGATCTTGCCGCTTTCGCGATCGAAAAAGGTTGGTCGCTTGAGCGAACCGAGCTTGAGTGCCTAAAGGTTGAAAAGCTTCGTGCTAGCCGTGGAAGCCGCCCACAAGGCCCAGCGATCCACAGCAAGAGCAGCGGTAGCGTTTCGATGCCGGTTTTGCAAGCCGCTATGTTGATGCGAGGCCGCGCGGACGTTGAATCGTCTAAGTGGTCAACTCGCAATTTCCGCGACGCTTGCAAAATGGATTGGCTCAAGGCTTCGGGCGACAGCAAGAATCAAGTTCTTGACGCTGCCTATAAGCTTCGTAATGCTTCGCTGCTTGAGCTAACCGCTCACGCTTTGCGAGTTGCCGGGAAAGAAGTTCCAGCCGATCGAACTGATTTGCTGCGAGCGGCTTTCTCGACGGGTGCAGTTAGCAATCTTTACGGTGCAACCATCGGCGCGAAGGTGTTAGAAGGTTACAACGAAGTTCGCGACTTCACTGCTGGTTGGACGACCGAAAGTGAAAATCCGGACATGGAAAACCATGAACGAATCCGCATGGTTGCCGCTCAGAACTTGGCTTATCTTCCAATCGGCGGCGAAGCTGCACACGCTTACCGATCGACCCTGGCAGAAAATATCCGAGTCGAAAGATTCGCTCGCCAAATGGAAATCGACGAAGCCGATCTTCTGGGCGACAACTTCCAGAAGCTTGCCGATACTCCAAGAGACTTTGGTTTAGCTGCTGCTCGTTTGCGTCCTGATCTTGGCGCGAACATTTTGCTCGCTAACCCGACTTTATCGGCAACTAGCCGCGACCTGTTCAATGCCACTGACGGCAACAAGTTTGGTAGTGCGGCTCTTAGCCGTGCAACCCTTTCTGCTGCTATTGCTGCAATGTCCAAGTTTAAGGATGGAGAGGCAACGCTCAATCTGGCTCCAAGCCATATCGTTGTACCTCCTGATTTGATGGACTTGGCAATTCAGTTGACTCAATCGACTCGCAACGCAACAACGTCAGCGAACGAGGGTGAAATCAACCCGCTTGCTGCTTACGGTATCGTAGCTGTGAGCGAAGCTCGCTTGGCGAACGGTGTTGTCGATCCAGTTGCAGGAACGAGCCGCAGCGGTTCAACCTCGACTTGGTACTTGGTCAGCCGCGAAGCTCATACGATTGAATTTGTTTATCTTCAAGGCGCAGGCCGCGCACCAGTCGTTCGCACAACGGAACTGGTAAACGGTCGATTTGGTTTGAACATTGACGTTCGCCACTACATCGGAGCGAAGGCTCTTGATTGGCGCGGATTTGTCTACAACCAATCTGCTAGCTTGTAGTTTTTGTTGGCACTTGTCGCCGGGTGGCTTGGCCCCTCCGGGTCACTCGGCGGCAAGTTTTAGAGGGGGTGTTTTGTGTTTAAGATTGTTTTAGTTCGTGATGTTGAGATTTACGGCAAGTTGTATACCGAAGGAATGGACGTTTCCGGGGTAGACCCTGGCGTCGTTCAGTCGCTTCTTAGCGTCGGCTGGGCCAAGCAAGTTCAAACAGAACCACCCTCTCAAGTTGAATCGCAAAAAGTAAGTAAAAAGAAATCCTCGTAATTTGGAGCCTATAAGATGGCAGCAGTTTTATATCACAGTGCAGATGAACGACAGGTGACTGCCTCGGCAGCACTTGATAGCGGCGACATTATTCTCTCCGCTGACGGTAAAGCGATGGTTATTGTCGCTTTATCCGGAGTTGAGAACGGTCGCATCGCTCGCGGACAGGTATCAGGAGTATTCGCGGTTGATTGCGGTACCTCGACTACCTTTTCCGCTGGCGATTTGGTTTACTTGACTGAATCCACGCAGGTTGCGGCAACGACCGCCGGAGCAGGTAAGATTTTAATCGGCACCGCAGCTTACGCTAAGGTTAGTGGCCCAGCGATCGTATACGTTGACCTTAACGGAACACGAACCAGCATTGACGATTGGTCGTAACCAATGGCTGATTTACTTGGCGACGGTGTAGAGTGGCTTCTTGATACTCTTTCCGCGCATGTCTCAAGGACGGTAGTCTTTCGTCGAGCGTCAAGTTCTGCGGAGATTACCGTTACCTTGGGCCGTAGCGAATGGGAGCAGCAGCAAGCCGACGGAAGCGTAATTCGAATCATTACGCGCGATTACATCTACAACGGAACCGAAATCCCGTACTTTGGCCAGCCGCAACGAGGTGATGAAATCGTTGATTCCGATGGCGTATTTCAGATTCTTCCTACGACTGGTTTGCAAGCTGCAAGATACCTTGATACACGGCAACTTGGCTTGAGAATGCACACGAAGAAAAAGGGTAGCTAATTGAGCCGAGCGGTTGAGTTGGTGCAAGCAATTGTTAATGAACTGAACGCGCAAGCGATCGCGGAACAATTTGCGTTTGATCCGGTCATCATTAAGAAGTCTTACACGAACGCCTACAACCTTGAAACGCTAACCGATTATCCGACCGTCTACGTTCGCTGCGCAAGCAAGGAAGCGGCCCAGGCAGATAGAGCCAAACGGTACAAGCAAGATTTTGTAATAACTGTTGAGATTGTTGGTGCTCTTAAAAACACGGACGAACTTAACAACGAAATAACGATGGACGAACTGGAAAAGTGGGTTCAGTTCGCCGACGAAATAGAGCGAGCAATCAAGCAGCACTGTAGCGTTAAAGTAAATTGTACACTGCTTAACTATACTTGCGATCCACTTTACGAAGCTGAGACTTTGGAAAGCATGAACGTCTTCAGAGCGTTTCAAAGTTATAACTATACGATTACCGAGAAGAACACGCTTTAGGAGGCGAAAAAATGGCAGACACCGCAGTAACTGTAATCGGCAAGAATCTAAAGCTCTACTACTCGGAAGACTATGGTACTCCGGTATGGGTTGAGATCGAAAAAGCAATCAACGTCAATTTGCCGGACATAAGCAAATCAATCAATAAGATTATGACCCGCGAAAGCGAATGGCAATTTGCGGTTCCCGGCAACAAAGCAATCCAGTTGACTTTCGGCTATCTCTACGAAAAGGGAACCGATACCGTCTTGGATGATCTTTATGATTCTTATCTCAACGATACGGTTTTGACCTTCGCTGTAATGGATGGGGCAATTGCGACGACCGGCAGCACAGGATGGTTGTTCCCTGGTATTGTATCGGCGATGCCAGAGACGCAAGAGCTTGAAAATAACGTGACCATCGAATTCACGATCGAACTTGCTAGAATTCGTGAAGCGGGCGATTTGGTCGAGCCAGAACGCTACGAAGTTACCGGAAGCTAATTAATTCTCTTGGAGGGGCCATGAGTGAATTTGTTGATTCAAGCGGGAACGCTTGGCAGGTAAGGATTGACGTAAGCACGATCAAGCGAGTACGAGACAAGTACGGAATTGATTTGTCCAAAGTAATGTCTAGCCAATCCGAGCTAACTAGACTCGCGGATGATGTTGTTTTGCTGGTTGATGTTTTGTTCGCGCTGGTATCTCCGCAAGCTGAAACGCGCAAAGTATCCGCTGAGGATTTTGCGCACCTCTTAGCAGGTGATACGATCGAAAGCGCGACAAACGCTTTAATGGAGG